AAGGTTTTGGCGTATATTCACATATGAGGAAAAGGGCTACTAAACCAAGGCGAATACTCGATGTGATTGTCAAGCACTGGCGAAGCACAATCGGTTCGCTTATGATTTTAGTATCTATATTTTTGCTCATATTCAAAGTGATAACAGCCGAGACATTAACAGCCATAATTGCAGCACTAATAGCCGCAGGATATATACCCAAAGCAAAGAGCGATGCAGCAGATTCGTAGAGATACAGTAAAGATTGCGAGGCATAACAAGATTAACCTCGATACAATGAGTTGGGAGGCGGCTCATGCCGATACCTCTTTTGCGCAAACCAACCGCGAAAGCTTTCAGGCGGTTATGAAGCAGCCCAAGCCGGTGCGTGAGCTCACAGCATTCGACACAATTCAGCCGTGTGATGTATCTTTGTACCCAGCAGCCACGTATTACATCCCCAAAAGTCAGCTTGTAAGAAATGAGCCGCAAAGTGAATCGCCTATGAATTACGATATACTCGCCAACGGAATTGTGCTTACCTTCACAATGCTATTGACTGTTAAATATGCGCTGAATTGCGTGCCTGCTTGGAGTGCATTGATACAAGATTTGCGCAAAGTTTAGTACCTTTGCCTTATGGCATCCCTGCACATCCTTGAGTCATCCATTGACCTCTTCTATGTGATAACCGACAAGGACGGCAAGATTGTCACCTCCAATGATTTATTCAGAGAGTACAGCAGCCACATCAAGCCGAACAATATCTTAGACATTGCGGCTCAGGATAGTGACCGGGATGAGCTGATTAATGCCATCAAGAAGGCCCAAAGCAAGTCACCCGATCCAGTGCGGACCTATGCCAAGACTAAGCAGAAGATGGCATCGGAGCGGTATAACATGTGGAATGTTTACTCCATTGTTGACATGCTGCACTTCATCGGGATCCAACTTGTCGATGTGACTTCCATCAGCAGCCATGAATATGAACGGCAGAAGATATTGCTTGAAGAGTTTCGATTTACCTTATCGCATGAGCTACGCCAGCCATTGACATCCATCGGTGGCTTGGTGAAGATGCTTAATGACCATACCTGGGCAACAGATCAGGAGCGTGATGGTGTGATGCAGATGCTTTCGGATAGCGTGGATAAGCTCGACAATTCAATTCGATTGTTAGTCAAGAAAGCAACCAGGCAAATATGAGTCAACTACCGGCCACCGATTGCGAATGTGATGAGCGACTTGTCAAAGTGCTGGCCGTGTACATCACTGAGAAGGCAATGCCAATCAATGTGGCAGCAGATATACTACTAAACGAGCTGCGAGATAAGAGCACATACATAAAGCGACTAAACGAACTAATCCAATGCAGCAGAACAACATCACTGTCCTAACCTTAACAATGCTTTGCTGCATCCTAATGCTGATGCTAATCAGGACATGCGGATCATTGGCAACGCTTGAGGGTGAGCTGGCATATGCAGACTCATTAAATTCTGAGTTTACCTCGCGCATAAAGGATGACAGCAGCACCATCCACAGCCAATCAGTGCAGCTCGCAGCGGCAGGCACCAAACTTCGTGCATTGGAACTTCGCGAGCCTGAGGTGGTAGTGCGTTACAAGACTAAGACTGTGGTCAAGACGGAGGTTGAACTTGGCGAGACTGTGTACATCGACAGCTTTCCGCACTTGCGCCTGCCAAGGACCTTCCATCGACCAGGCAAGTGGCTTGAGATAGGTGGGCAGATAAGCCGCGCAGGGAGGCTTCAGATTGATTCGATTATCATTCCGGTATCTTATACCGTTGCGATTGGAGATACGCTGCGTAAAGGCTTCTTATGGCGCAAGCGTGACAAGGTGGTCCGACTTGGCATCGACAACCCATACGTGCAAGTCACAGGCATGAACAATGTAATCGTGGCAGATCGGCCGAAAAAGTGGTACGAGACTCAGCTTGCTGGGGCCGTGTTCGGTGGACTTATCGGCTTCGGTTTGGGCAGGGCGCAAAATTAGGCGAGTTGATTTTCAGCAGTTTGTAAAATATTTTTGATTAGGTATTGCGTATATAAGAAGTGTTCGTACATTTGCGTCATACAAAAACACAAAAAAATGAACACACAAAAAGTTATAGTTCAAGTTTATGAGCATCTTGCCATAGAATTGAACATAAATAAAGAGCGCACAGGTTATTCATTTAAGACACCTAAATGCTTTGGCGGAAGGCATTACTACCAATTCTGCAATGATGTTTATAATTCATTTGAACAGCAATTCCCACAATTGGAAATTGAACTTAGAATCAATCAACGAGGCATCCCACAAACTGCAATCTCTTAAACCCTTATACACATGAACACACCTCAACTATCAACAGCAACAACCTTCAAGAATTGGAAAGGCACTGAGTTCTTCCACTACAACCACCTCACCGGCACACTGGTGATGATTGTCAACGATGGATGCATCAAAGGCATGTACACACGATGCGACAGCCAAAGCGCAAACATCGCTCGCCAGTATCATCGCTGTATGGAGTACGGCACACCGCCTGAAAAGCGCATCTATGATCCTTGCACGATGGAAGAATTCCACAACCAATTCAGTCTTGTTACTGAGAACTTACACGATCAATCTATTCAAGCACTTTCAACAACAATTTAACCCTTTAATCTTTTCAAGCTTATGAAAGCACCAGTAAATTCCGGCAACGGCGGCTCACGCCAAATCGCTCCCGAAGGAGCACACGTAGCACGATGCTACCAAATCATTGACAAAGGCACCACATTCGATGAGAAGTGGGGCAACAAGAAGCGCAAGGTTCAATTCCTATTCGAGCTGCCGCTTGAGACAGCAATCTTCAGCGAGGACAAAGGAGAGCAGCCGTTCTATGTGAAGACAATATTTAACCTCAGCATGGGCGAAAAGGCATCGCTTCGCAAGTTCGTGGAGTCATGGGTGGGCAAGAAGATGACCGATGCGCAAGCAGCAGACTTCGACATCATCAAGCTTCTCGGACATCCAGGTATGGTCAACATCGCACACAACGGCAAGGACGATCGCACATATGCCAACATAATGAGCATCTCTCCGCTACCCAAAGGCATGGCGTGCCCTCCAGCAATCAACGAGCTGCTTGCCTATGACACCACCGAGCACAACGATGCAGTGTTCAACAAGCTGCCTGAATTCCTTCAGGAAGATATCCGCAAATCTGATGAGTGGATTGCACGCACAAGTGCGAAGGCAGCAGTGCCTGCGCCAACATGGCAAGCGACAACAACATCAGCAGACGAGCCCGATCTTGACAGCTTATTCGCAAACGATTCAGCCACGCCATTCTAAATAAACAAAGCCCGAGGAGACACATGAAAACCTCGGGCTTATACTCATCAAACATATGAACAGCATCGCAAAGATAACAATTCCAATCGAGAAATTGTATCAGACAATAAATTCTGCTGAGGTCCTAAATGCCCAGCAGACAATTCACAACGCAACCGCAATCACTAACTCTGCCGAATACAGCGCAGCAGCAAGCGCAATCGCTCAGGTCAACACCGCCGTGAAGGCCATCGAGAACGCTCGCAAGCAAGTCACAACGCCGCTCGACACATACAAGAAGGAGCTCATGCGCATCGAATCTGAGGCCACCGATCCGCTGGTGCAGTTTATCGCATCAACCAAAGCTGCGATGCTTAGGTATAGCGAAGAGGCAGAGCGCAAGCTCGCAGCAGAGCAAGCACAAGCACCAACCCTTCAGGACCTGGTCGATGTCACCATCAAGCAAGAGCACATCAAAGGCATCCGCACGATTCGCCGTGCGCGGATAGTTGGCGAGGTGGACTGGCTCAAGGTCCTTGCAGTGCTGTTCGGCTCGGGTATGTACAAGCCGGAAGACCTAACACAGAACCTGCTCAAAGCAATGGACAAGTGCAATGTTGATGCAATACCAGGCATTGAGATTTACGAAGAGAGAATTCAAACTATAACACGATGAAAAACAAAAACGCAAAGCAGGTCCGCGCTATTCTTGAGCGCGTGCCTGCAACTCGCAAGAATGACTTGAGGCTTATTGCCTACGTTTGGGCTGAGGTAATCGGCTATGACAAGCTAAATGACACTACCGCCAAGCAACTGCTTGACCTGATGAGCGAGGGTACACTACCCAAGCCTGAGTGCATCCGCATCGCACGCCAAAGGATTCAACGCTACAACCCTAACCTCAAGTGATATGGCAACTAAACTCACAGCAGTGGAATGGCTTCAGATAGCCATACAAAACAAGCTAACATCAGAGATGGGGCCGTACTTCGCCGAGGCATTTCAGCAAGCAAAAGAGCTTGAGCGCCAGTACCTGATGCAGAGCTTCACCTCCGGCAAGATTGAAGGGCTCAACGAAGGGCCGTTGACAAGTGAACAGTTCTACAATCAGACTTACCGGGGACTATGACACGCGAAGAATATATCACCTACCCAGCGGTAAGCGCAAGCCGAATTAAACGGCACTACACTGGAGACATCAGCTACGCTAAGGCATCGCTTAACTATGGCAAGGACTTCCACTACTCACTACTTGAATGCGACTATTCAGAGATGGGCGATGCAGTGCGCAACACTTACGATGCAATTCACCAGGTCGAGCTGCTTGGTGAGCTCTTCGACAAAAGCGAAAAGGAGCGCATCGTGGTGACTGAGCTAACCTTCGGGGATAAGACTGTGCTCGCAAAAGGTGCAATGGATATCTGCTGGGATGAGATGAAGATTATCGCTGATGTTAAGACTACAACGGCAAAGAATCTGCAAGCCTTCGCAGATGACATGATAAAGCACTTCAACCATGTGCAAGCGGTGTGGTACTGCATGCTGATGGGCTGGAACCCGCAAAATTTCTACTATATTGGAGTTCCGCCAAAGGTGAAGAAGTCGGGGCAGTTCAAAGACCTCTACCTCTACCGCCACAATCAGCAAGAACTCGACCATGCCTTTCAGTTAATCGCAGGATTCCTCAATCAATTCGATGGCAACTATGGGAAGTAAGCGACACGGCCAGCTTGTAATCGATTACGTTGTGGAGTATTACTCGCACACTAAGACGGCAGAGATTGCCAAAGTGCTTGGCATATCTGAGTCGAGCGTTTACAACATTGCGCATAAGCTCGGGCTAAAGAAGGCACCTGAGTATATCCGAGAGGTGCATGGCAAAGTTGTGGCAATTGCCGGGGTGAAGAATCGATTCACTAAAGGACATAAACCTTGGAATAAAAAAGATGACACACGGATCACTATTTAGCGGAATCGGCGGCTTTGACTTAGCCGCTGAGTGGATGGGTTGGGAGAACATATTCCATTGCGAGTGGAACGCTTTCGGGCAAAAAGTATTAAAATATCACTTTCCAAATTCAATCAGTTATGAAGACATTACTAAAACAGATTTCACTATTCACCGAGGACGAATTGACATCCTCACAGGGGGATTTCCATGCCAGCCATACTCAATGGCAGGCAAGCGACTTGGAAAAGAAGATGAGCGACACCTCTGGCCGGAAATGCTTAGAGCGATTCGAGAAATTCGGCCGCGTTGGGTTGTGGGCGAAAACGTTTTCGGGCTTGTTAATTGGTCAGGAGGGTTGGTCTTCCACGAGGTGCAGGCTGATTTGGAAGCTGAAGGGTACGAAGTACAACCGTATGTACTTCCAGCTTGTGCCGTCAACGCACCGCACCGAAGAGACAGAGTTTGGTTTGTTGCCTACTCCGAATACTTGCGATGCGAACAATGCCAACAACAAGGACAATCACGATGTAAAAAGGGGATATTTGAGGGGGTTTGCATCCATGGGAATGCTTCCGACACCAACACTACAAGATTACACAAACAGTACTTTTCCTCCGAGCCAAATGAAAAGAGGTCATGTAGTGGGTCATCTCATGAGAGAGGGAATTTCACCAGGTTCCCAACTGAATCCCCGATTTGTAGCGGAGATGATGGGCTTCCCACCGAATTGGACGGAATTACCTTTTCTAAATGGAGAAACGAATCAATCAAAGCCGGAGGAAACGCCATAGTGCCTCAAGTGGTTTACCAAATTTTCAAAGCAATTGAGGAGTATGAAACTCAGGCCATACCAAGATACTTTCATCAATAACATCGCAGCGAGCCTGCGCAGCAATCGCAAGGTTGTCGCGCAGCTCGCAACTGGTGGAGGCAAGACAGTGTGTTTCTCTGCGATTTGCGAGCGCTTCACAGCACGCAACACAAGCGACATCTTAATTCTTGTGCATCGCGAAGAACTACTCGCACAGGCCACCAAAGCGATTCGCATCCCCACACAAGCCGTAACCGCTGGCATGAAGTCAATACCACATGCTCGGGTGTATGTCGCAATGGTTGAGACGGCATACAAGCGGCTTGACAAGTTCACCAACATCGGGCTTGTCATTGTCGATGAAGTACATATCGGGAACTTCACCAAGGTCATCGAGCACTTCACAGAAAGCTACATCATCGGCTTCACTGCAACGCCATTGGCAGCTCGCAAGACCAATCCCTTGCGTAACTACTTCGATGACATCGTGTGCGGCATCGATATCCCCGACCTAATCGAGCAGGGCTTCCTTTGCCCAGAGCTGACCTACTCAGCCGCTCAGATTGTCGACAGGGCAAAGCTAAAGATGAAAGCTGGCGAGTTCGACCAAGCACAGATGGCAGCGGCATTCAAAGCGCCCAAGTACATCGAGACAACAGTGAACGCCTACAAGGCACACTCACTTGGCCGAAAGACCATAATCTTCAACTGCAATGTCGAGCACTCGATGGCCGTCAATGCTGCCTTCCAAGCCGCAGGATTCAACTCGCGCCATCTCGATGCTGACTCGCCTGATCGCTCTGAGGTGCTGCAATGGTTCGCCAACACTCCCGATGCAATTCTCAATAACATCGGCATAGCCACCACCGGATTCGACCAGCCCGACATCGAGACCGTCATCGTAAACAAGGCCACAGCATCAATGCCTCTATGGCTTCAGATGTGCGGGCGCGGAGCAAGGCCGCACAATGTCAAGCTCGCATTCACCATCATAGATCTTGGTGGGAACTGCATCACGCATGGGCTTTGGTCATCGCCTCGCAACTGGAGCAATATCTTCCACAACCCGAAGAAGCCCGGCGAAGGGGTGGCTCCAGTGAAAGAGTGCCCTGATTGCGGCGCACTGATGCACACCGCTGTTCGCATTTGCGATTGCGGACATCTATTCCCTGTCATCGCTGCCAAGGATGAGAAGATTGAGAAGTTCATCCAGGTCAGCAAGGCCATCGACATCAAAAAGCTCATCGAAGCCAACGCGCACCATAAGGAGTATCGCTCACTCTTTGTGTTGGTTGAGCAAGTTTTCAACAAGGCTGTGCGTATATTTCACAACATCACACCTGAGCAACACATACAAATCGAAAAAGAAATTCACGAACTTGCAAGGCTCTGGTGTCGCGAAAAAAAACGCAAGTTCAACGCGTTCCACAGAGACCTCGTAAACAGCAAACTAAACACATTATGCTCATCTCACACTACTCAAGCATCTACACAAAGCAAGCCGATGATGTCGAGCTTTCCTCATTCTTGGAAGGAGTCCGTACCGGCAAATGGCAGGACATAGTTCTGCAAGTTAGGTCAACACCTGACAAGTCCGAGCGTGACAAGCTCAAGAAATCTGCTCCACTGGTAACCGTATCAGGCTCATTCAACGACCGAAAAGACGATGCGCTCAGAGAGCACTCAGGCTTCATCGCCATCGACATCGACAACATCGATAACCCCGAAGAGACCAAGGCGCGGCTCAAAGGCGATTCATACGTTTACGCTGCGTTTACTTCCATCAGTGGGCATGGACTATGCCTAATCATGCGAATCGATGGCACAAGGCACGCAGATGCGTTTAACGGCATTGCATCTTATCTCTACCACACCTACCAACTAATAGTTGACCAGTCCGGCAAAAACGTCTCGCGTGCTCGCTTCATCTCATACGATCCTTGGATTCACATCAACACCAAGGCGGTGCTCTTCAAGAAGTATCTACCCAAGCCGAAGGAGCGCAAGCTCGCAAAGGTCGCAGTCATCAAGACTGACTTCGATGCGATGATCGCTGAGATGGACCGCAAAGGGCTCAACCTCTGCGAAGACTATGCAGAGTGGATTCAAATCGCTTACGCTCTGGTGAGCGAATTCGGTGAAGGTGGTCGCGACTACTTCCACACGCTGTCATCACACTCAAGCAAGTACAACTCCGATGACTGCAATGCCCAGTACACAGCCTGCCTGAAGAACCACAGCGAGAGCAAAGGCAAGCGCTCCACCATTGCCACCATATACTACCACGCCAAGCAGAACGGCATCCAAGCATACTCCGAACAGACCAAAGAAATACTCCGAGCCGCAAGCTCGCAACGTGCTGCCGGATTAGGTCCTGAGGCCATCGTCAAATCGCTGGAAGCATCAGGCATCTCAGCGGAAGAAAGTGCGAAAGTTGTCAATGAGATAGTAGCAAAGGATATTAAGTTCAAATCTGAGAACGTAAGTGCTGACATTGCGGCATTTATAAAGACTTTCGACCTTCGCAAAAACGTAGTTACGCGCAACGTAGAACTGAACGGAAGGCCCATCGATGACAGCGATATCAACTCCATATTCCTCGATACAAAAGCCATTTTCAAAGAGGCCACAAAGGACCTTGTCACGGCCATCATTTTCTCCAATCGTGTCGAGACATACAACCCATTGCATGAATTCTTTGAGGAAGAGCTGCACATCGGCAATGAGTATCCCAATGTGGACATGCTCATCAACAGCGTGATATCAGACACTCCAAACTTCGACAAGTGGATTGGCAAGTGGCTGGTGTCAGTTGTTGCCTCCGCATATGGTCAGCACTCGCCATTGGTGCTTATCTTCTCAGGGGAGAAGCAAGGCACTGGCAAGACACATTGGTTCCGCTATCTTCTACCCAAGCGGCTGCGCTACCTATTCGCTGAGTCGAAGATGGATGCCGGAAAGGATGACGAGATTCTCATGTGCAAGAAATGGATTATCCTTGATGACGAGTATGGCGGTAAGTCCAAGAAGGAAGAGAAGCGACTCAAAGAGCTAACCTCCAAAGAGTTCATCAACGTGCGCGAGCCTTATGGCCGTGTATCGGTGGACCTTCGCCGCTTGGCAGTCTTCTGCGGAACATCCAACGAAACGCAGATACTCAACGATCCGACCGGCAACCGCAGACAGCTACCGATTCACATCTTGGATATTGATCAGGAGATGTACAACAAAGTCGATAAGGTTGAGCTGTGGCGTGAGCTCTATGCACTGTATCGCATTGGTTTTGACTTCACTATATTGCGCGATGATATTGAGTCGCTTAATGAGTCAACGCTCACTTTCAAGCATTCGACTCCTGAAGAGGACCTCATCCACAAGAAGCTGATGCCTGGAAGCACAACGTCATACGGCGAATGGCTATCACTTACCGAGATACAACAGTGCTTGCTTGTGGATACAAAACTCAACTTCCTAAATCTGCAACGTATCGGCTCGATTCTCACATCATTAGGCTATGAGAAGGATCGCAAACGCAGGGGCTCATCAATCGTGACCATGTACTATGTCAGCCGCAATCCGATGTAATTTGTTGCAGCTTGTTGCAGCTTTGAAAAAAGCAAGTTGCAACATCTCATCCATCTCGCTGTGCGGCTTTCAGCGATTTGTTGCAACTTACAACTTACTTTTCTATTATTACCAACATATATATGCACACACACACACACATACACACACACACACATAGTATATATAGGGGCTCTTTTTTGTTGCAAGCTGCAACAAATGGCTGTAAGCCTTGGCACGATTGGGATAGAGGCGATTTTTGCCCCTATTTCGAGTGTTGCACCATTAGCAAGCTGCAACAATTATGAGCGAGATTAAAGCCCAGGCGAAAGCCTTCACAAATCTCTGGAATGCCCGCCCCGACTTGCGTGGAAGAGTATTTGCAATTAACAACAACAGCGTGAACGGCATCAAGGGGGCAATGAACAAAGCGATGGGAGTGGTGCCTGGTATTGCAGATATGTGCTTTCTCAAACCTGAAGGTCGGACTTGTTGGATTGAATGGAAGACCGAAACAGGAAAGCAGTCACCGCACCAGGTGAACTTCCAACGGCTCTGCTTATCGCTCGGCCATGAGTACCACATCGTGCGCAATGAACAAGAATTCTTAAACATCATAAACTCATGACACCATACGAGACAGTGGTCCACTACATGACCAAGAAGCTTCCTGACGAATGCACGCTTGTGGATGGGCCGATTACTTACAACTCAACACAGCAATCTCATCAGACACTTGCCAGGTATCTGACCACAGCCAAAGAAGGCACACCAGTGCATCGCACTTATGCGATCAAAGCATTCGAGTGGTTGAAGCTTTTGAAGAAACACAACATAAATTTGCAAAACAAAAACAACTAATTATATTTGCACACATGAACAAAGCAAAACAAGGTGGAAGGAGACCAGGTGCCGGGCGCAAGTCAATGTACGGCGAAGCTATGACCACGATATCCTTCCGCGTTCCCAAGTCAGTAAAAGAGAACGTGCGACAAATGATTCGCAGTTATCTTCAAACGCTAAAAATCGAAAATAAAAAACATGATCCTGAATACGGATGTTAAATACAAACAACATGACAGCATATCAAAAATTCAGAACAGACCTTTGCCTGAAGTATTTCGGCATTGATGAAGAAATTTGCCCACATCCAAACTTTGTCGCATTCATCCGCGAGATGGAATGGGCCCCAAAGAAGGAGTCCGATGACTATGACGAAGAGCGCGAACTGGATGCCATCGACCGAGATTGTGAACGCTATCACTCGCGCAAAGATGACTAACCAAACCACAAGACTCAGAGCAGGCGTATTCGTTGACTCTGAGTACATGCGTGAGCACTGCTACTTTGGTTACCTTACGCATCCGGCATTGGAGTACGATATCGCTGTGGCCATCACAATCGATGACGTGCGCAAGTTCAGCAAGATCAACAAGCTTGTGCTAAGTAAAGAGGGCGATGTTGAATATCGCTTTGGCATACTTACACCAACAGCAGACAAAAGCGGAGTGCCTGGCTATACTTGCAAGGCTTTCATCGATGGCAAGCTGCATGAATTCTTCATTTACCAATCGCAGTATGAAGAGATTGTTGAGCGAGGCTTCAGCATCAACATAACACAAGAGGGTAAGATGTACGAAAAATTAGTAAACTTATGAGCACAATATTCAAATCAGTTGAATGGTGGAAGTTATTGCTTGTGTTTGTTTCTGCTATTATTTTAGAGGCGAATTCAATAGCTGGCTTCAGGTACCTAATGGACAAAAACTGGATAGGCATGGCGATGATGGTTGGTATTAATCCGATTATATGCCTACCAATGAATCACTACACAATACAAGTAAAGTCATTTAAGCAAAGACTATTGATAGCACTTGCGTTCTCTTTCGGCTTTGTTGTTGGAGTTATTGCGATTAGACCTTATTTTGTTTAATTTTGTAAATTATGCCACTATTCCAAGGCGATAGCCAAGAGATCATTCAGATGAACATCCGCAAGCTAATTGGCGAAGGATACTCACCTGAACAGGCCACTGCGATTGCTTATGCAGAGGCTGAGAAGTACAGAGCAAGGCGCAGAAGATAAACAGCGACAAAACAGCGATGCCAAAACCTGAGAACATAGAGCCACACAAGTTCAAGAAAGGACAGTCGGGCAACCCTAAAGGCCGACCGCCCAAGCTCCCAGACTTGCAAATCTTGCTGGCCAACGTGTTAGGCAAGGAGAACAAGGACGGCTTGACGGCAGCGGAGGAGATACTCCTTGCGCTGCATGCCAAGGCAAAGAAGGGCGATACCAGGGCAGCCGAGCTGCTGCTTGACCGAGGCTATGGCAAGCCGAAGCAGACAAGCGAGACCACGCTCAAGACCACCGAGCCATTGGTCATCATCAAGACCAAGGAGGGCAATGCTTAAGGTGATTGGCATCGGAGTGCTGCTTACGCTGTTCACGGTTGCAGTCGCGTATGCCCTATGGGTTGTGATTCGCAATATCATCGACTGCTTGCCTGATCCGAATGATGAGGAGGATTGATGAACTTCGAGCTAACTGGCAGGCAGACCACGGCATTTGAGGCTGTGGAATCAGGGCACTACCGAGTGATTGTTTTCGGCGGTGCCATTCGAGGCGGCAAGACTTACTGGCTGCTGCTCACCTTCACGTACCTCGCATTGCAATACCCACGCTCTCGATGGGTGATTATTCGCAAGAGCTTGCCGGACCTTAAGCGCACAACCTTTCCATCCTTCAGCTCAATTCTTGCGGATGGCATTGGCGATTATGTGAGTTCATGGAATCGCGACACTCAGGTGGTGCAGTTCATCAATGGCAGCGAGCTGATGTTCATGGCCGAGAGCTATGACGAAGACAAGGACCTCAACCGATTCAAGGGGCTTGAGGTGAACGGCGCAGGACTGGATGAGGTGAACGAATTGCAAGAGGTCACGTTCTACAAGGTCCAAGAGCGTATCGGATCATGGAACAAGGCAGAAGGCCAGCCGCCGATTGTGTGCTTGGCAACTTGCAACCCGGCAAACAACTGGGTGAAGTCAATCATTTACGAACGCTACAAGGAGGGCACGTTGCCCGAGCGTTGGACATTCATCCCGAGCAAGATTACCGACAACCCTCACATCCCGGCTGAATACCTCGAGAGCTTGAAGGAGTTACCGCCTGTGCAGTACGCCCGATTCGTGGAGGGCGATTGGGATGTGATGGACGATGTGGCTAACCCATTCCTCTACGAGTGGAGCGATGAGAAGCACATCGATGACAGCGTGCAGCTGAACCGCAACATGCCAGTGCACATAAGCGTTGACTTCAACATCAATCCGCTTTGTGCATTGGTCATTCAGCACGTTGGCAGAGGCGCGGTGGTGGTGGATGAAA